CTCATCGGCGAACGCGACCTCAAGCTTGTCGAACGTGATGTCACCGATCAAAGTCTCCATATCAACCTTGTCTTCGGCATTGTAGCCGATCGTGAGGTGTGGGAAAAAGACCGGGTGATCTGAACGGTCGAAATCCACCACCGCAGACCGGAGCTGCAGGAGCTCCTGCGCCTGAACGAGCAGCACGGATGCGGCCTCATTTGTGTCCGGGTTGAACACGGCGTGCCCGAACGCCTTTGCTGTGAACGCGTCCTGGCCCTCGGCGATCGCCGACAGCTCGTCGAGGATGTCGCTGCGTGCCGTCTCGTCGAGCTCGTCAGCCGAGCCCATGAACGCGAGCGTGACGTGCAGGTCCTCGGGCGCCTCGAGACCGTCCTGTGCCAGGCGCTGCGCGTCTGCCTCAGTTGGAAACGCGGCGATCACGGCGCCGGTGAACGTTCCACCCTGCGCGGTCAGCGAGCCGCACCCGCAGGGGCCTACGGTGATCAGCGACGCGGCGAGCGCCTCGCCGCGTTCGACCAGGAAGCCCGGGTTGTTGACCGCGAGGATACCAGAGAGCTCGAGTCGACCACCAACTGGACGCCAGTCACCTGAGAGCGCGGACCCCCGAAGTGCGGCAACGTCCGTGTCTGCCACACCCAGACGCACACGACCGGCGACCCAGATGCCGTGGCGATCCTCACCCACCGTGACGTCCGCGACCGCCCGCCCGGTGTCGGCGTAGTGGTCCATCGCCTCAGTCGGCGAGAGCTGCAGCCGTGCGTGCGTTGTGCCAATCGTCAGTGGGCCGGTGCGCACACCAGGCACGGCGCTGCCGCACATGAATCGGCTGTAGGAACCCTCTCCACGAGGAGGGCGAACGCAGCGGTCTGAGAATCCAGCGTGACAGCGACTCCAGAGTGCGGCGTGTCCGAAGATGCGGCCGTCGTCGGTGATGGTAAGAGGAGCACCCCACGCTGCTCGCTCTCCAGGTCGCTCCGGCGCCTGATACACAAGACGATCGTCGTCGCGATCCGTCGCCCCGAACTGAGGATCGTGGAACGCGTCGTGGTCGTACGCCGAGACCGCGGCGATCAGCGACTCGTCCCAGCGCCACGACGAGGTCAGGTCGCCACCCGACGCGACGAGCGAGATCTTGGCCTCGGCGAACGCCGCCGTGTCAACGACCGCGAGGTGCCGGATACGCGCGGACGTGACGACGTACAGGTGATCGTCACGCTTGAACTTGATGATGGTGACGCGACCGTCGTCGTCGACTTCCTCGGCGGCTTCATCGTTCTCGTCGGCGTCGAGACCCTCGCGGAGCGCCTGGATCTCGGCCCACGTCTCCTCGTCGACGTCATCTGGACGGCCGTCAGTCTCGGCGTCGAGCTCGACAACTGCCGTAGACGCGACGATGACGTCGCCCTCCTCGGCGTCCTCGACCTCCTCGATAGACTCCTTGGGCACCCGGATCTCGGCTTCCTCCGAGTCCAGCTTGATCGAGACACCAACGGCCGACGCCTCGCCGTTCTCACCTGGGGTGATGAGCTCGGCGACGCGTCCCGCGGCCGCACGTGTCTCACGATCAGATGAGTCGTCGTGAAGCGTACCCTCCGCCATGATCGTGTCGCCGTCGCGCCAGATGCGCGTCACCTCTCCGACGACGGCGCCCGTGTGGTCACCCTCCGCTCGATCCCAGATGAGCGAGATCGGATCCGAGTCCCAGTAGAGCGCCATGCGATCGATCATGCGACCGTCGCCAGTAGGCACGCCCTCCAGGGCGATCGTGCCAATCCACTTGCTTCCCATTAGGCTACCACCTCTGCGTCGGCACTTCTCTTCGGTGTCGCGCTTGATCGCGCCGCAGTACGCTCTTGGGTTTCTCTTGTTGCGATTTCGTCGCACGCAGTCGTCAAAGCTTGGATACTCGCAGTTGTGTCCGATAGGCATATCATAGCCTTGAGATCAGACTGAGCTGGCGACCGGCACGCCGAACGCCGTCACGTAGGATGTTGTACGGTCGTGTTCCGGGATGGACGACGTACGGGGCGTAGACGACCTCGCCGCTCTGCGCGTCGAACCGCAGCACGGTCGTGCGCCGCGGAAAGATCATGTGCGAGGGCGAACCACGCTCGAGCGTCGCGGCGTGTGCCGCTCGCGCCGACGTCTCAACCGCAACGCCAGACGGACGTCCGACGGTCCTCGACGAGATGCTGTTCACGTACTCGTGCGTTCGATGTATGATCCGCTCGCCCGCGACTCGCTTACACTGCACCGTAGATAGTCCGGCAAATCCGGCCATGATTCGACCAACCTGGCCGTCTCTCCCGTGTAACATACGGTTCAGCTGCGCTGGATTGAGCCGCACGGATGAGCTGATGACCTGTGCCATGTCGCTGATCGTAGCGCAAAAGCCAAGAACCGCCCACGTAGGACGGTTCTTAGTGGCTGATGAAAAGCAGCATCGCTCGCAGCTATACCGTACAACACGTGCCAGCTGCTGGCACCAGGAACGTGGCTCAGCTCTAGCTCTTGGTGGTGCTTGAAGACGAGGACGAGGACGAAGACGAGGATGAGGGCGGCGTCAACTTACCGGCCGACTTGCTGGACGACTTGCTCTCGTCACTTGCACGTAGTGCCGCGATCAACTCGTTCTTGCTCATGCCGCTCCGACCCTCGACGCTGCGCTTGGCGGCGGCGTCGCGAAGCTGGCTGATGTTCATGTTGCCGTAGTCGGTGTCGCTCTCGGCGCCGGTATCGGCGTCCTTCGCAAGTCGCGTCTTCTGCTGCTCGCGAGCCGACACACCGTGCTGAAGCTCGGTCTCGGTTGCTGCACGTCCTCGAGCAGGTGCGCGATCGTCCTCGCCCTGCGGGTCCGGACTGGCGGGATCCGCCACCTGCTTGCCGTCGTATTCGCTGTCGTCAACCAGCGAGTACGTGTACGTACGACCGGAGTCGCGACGTCGACCGTGCAGCACCTGCCCTGAACTCCGAAGCTCATGCAACGTCTTGCCGACGACCTGGCCGGTCTCGCCGACGGCTGCAGCGACCTGGTCAGCCGAAGATTCGGGGTTCTCGCGAAGGTAGTCGAGGATCTTCTGGTTTGCCCTGGTGGCCATGCTACGTACTCCTTATCGTGTAACACCGGTCGCCCAGTCGACGTCCAGCGCGCTGCTATTCTCTCCAATGAAGCGGAAGGCTGAACGTCCGTCGTTACGACGACTTGTAAACATCGACGGCTCGTTCGGTCCACTCCGATGGTCTACTAAGCTGGGGACAGTGTACCAGGTCGTGATGTTCATGTGACGGTACCAGCGTCGAACCCGGCCGTCATACGCCGTCAGCTTCTGCTTTTCACACCACCTGACGATCTCTGCGATGTGCACGGTTGGAATGACGAGACCTACGCCCCACATCGAGCCGTCACGAGACGTGAAGAAGCGGTGTCCAGTCCTCTCGGCACGTCGAATCGTCGACTTCCAACGGGAGTGGCGCGCATCACGTCCGCCGACGAAGAGTCCTACTGGAGTCTCAGCTGGCACGTGCCGCAGCATCTCGCGAACACCTGCGATTAGGTCGTGACAGATAAGCGCGTCATCCTGAATCACGACGTGGTGCATTGCAGCCGAATCGTGCGTTAAAAGCGATCGGCTTCCGGTGTCCCAGACGTCGTTCCGCCTGTCCCAGACCACCGGAACGTCGTAGTCGAGCTTGCGACAGAGCTGCTCGACATAGTGGGCGCGACGCGGATGCGCCATGATCGCTGCGCTTACTTGAGGGGCAGTGGCCTGAATCGAACAGGCGTTCTTAAGCTTATGAAGCTCACGTGATACCACTTCACCACACTGCCCGGTCTTACCATGCATCAGATAAATCTGTGCTGCCCCAGCACTTGTTCCGAGCACACACCCTCCCGCGGGGATCAGCACACTTGGATGCTGCCTAGCAGCCGGGCTCCTCAACGGTCTGCCCGGGCGGGTGACACTTCGGATCGGCTGGGCCGTTTGGCGCGGAGTTGCCCTCGCCACCACCCTGGCCACCGGGACCGAACGCGGGGTCAGCCGCGGCCGGACCTGCCATGAGACCGAGCACCAGCAAGACGCTGGCGACCAAGAAACCGATACGCTTACGCATGCGTTCCTCCTACCTTCTACACCGTGGACGTGTGCATCGTATCAGCAGCGAGGGCACGAGAACGTATACCAAGTCCCGTTATCATCAACGGCTTTCGCGACCAATCAACGTCCAAGGCCGAACGATCCTCGCCGATAAACCACCGCGAGACGCGCTGTTGACCGTGCCCGAGAAGTGACGGCGCGTCGCGGTGATCGATCAACGAGGGGAACGTACACCACGTCGGCCAACGCATCGCCCGCAGGTAGAACTGGCCTACGCGTCGGTCGTAGTACGGGTACCGCTGCGTGTTGCACCAACGAATCATTTCAGGAATCATGTACGTCGGCGTAACGATACCTACGCCCCAGCACAGCGGACGCATGACGACAAACGACGTGTCACACTCACGAACGTTCGTGAGCTGTCGAATGATCGCACGTTCAAAGCCCTTCTTCGGTGGAGTACGTGATCCCATGAACGGCGACACAACGATGTTCTTCGGAGCAAACTGCAACGCGCGTTCGAGACCTGCGACGAGGTCACGGCAAATAACCGCGTCGTCCTGCAGTACCATGTGATGCGTTGCTACCGGATCGTGCAGCTCCCACGCGGCTCGTCCGGTAGGCCAAGGGCCGTTGCCGTTGTAGTCCCAGGCGATCGCAGCCGGACGATCAAGTCGCGACTGCAGCTCGAATACCATCTGCTCACGTCGAACATCCGCCATGATCGACACACTGAGGCGAATCACGGCTGCCGCAGCAAGTCATCGAACTTAACTTCCCGCCTGCGCACCACGGACTCCGATCTACCCGCAGCAGTGATCTTTCCACCCGCATACCGGACACTTCCATCCCGTACGGTTCGGATCGTACCGGGCACCGCAGCCGCAGCAGTTCACACGTCGTCCCGCGGCTGAAAGTCGGCCGGATCGACGTCGACCGGGCCCCGATGCTCGAAGTAGTACGTGCCCGGACCATTGCACACCACGTACCGTGACGACTGAAAGAAGGTCCACAGCTTCTTAAGCAACCGCAATATCACGGGTAGTCCTCCAGAGCATTGCCGGTGTAAGCAGTAGCCTCCTGATCTTCCCGCCGCCAACGTAGCAAGTTCCGTCCGTAGATGAAGATCAGCGCGATGGATAGCGGCAACAACCCCCACGCCTCAAATACGACGATGAACGCGATCCACAAAACCTGGTTCACCAGACCGACGACCCACGCGCTCGTCCGGCGACTACCAGCGAGCCACATCACCACCAACGTCAGCACGCCGGTGACGAAGGGTAGCAGCTGCCTCACTGCTTCTCCAGCAGCCAGAAACCAAGCTCATCCGCGTTGGCTGTCTGCTCGATCAGCTGCCACTTAGGCGGTACATCTGGAAGCCAGTCACGCCAACGAACGTGTCTCGCCGTTTGGCCCCCGTCGTGACTCGTACCGTGTATCATCACGAGTCGATCAGCAGACGCAAATACCTGTGCAAGATGCTCGTGGTAGTCAGAGTCGCTCGGCAGGTGAAAGATCACATCGAACGACAACGCGAGGTCAGCGTAGAGGTCGACGATGTCCTTAACGTCAACGAAGCGACGATCGGAATACGTCTTTCTGAGTCGACTTAACATGAACGGCGAGATCTCAACGCCGGTGTACGCGACATCCGCAGTTATCTTAGACAATACCTCCCCGTCGCCGCAGCCCCAATCGACCACCGACTTGATGTCAAACATCTCGATGACGGCGTTGATCACCGCCGCCTTAAGCTCGGCACGTTCACCGCGTGAACCTAGACCGGAGTCATCACCACGTCGGTAGCGTCGGTCCCAGTACCTCTGCGGGTCAAAAGACACGCAGAATCGCCACCCTTCCGCCCGCTACGACGTCTCGCAGCTCGTACAGACCGGTCGCAACTACCTCGTCGACGGCCCGCGAAACGCCCGGGTTACGTGTCACGCCGTAGTCGTCGACCGCGACGATAGCCTTAGGTGCGAGATGCATCTTCCAGGCGACGAGGTCGCCCCACGCCGCGGCGTAGGAGTGATCGCCGTCGATGAACAGCAGACCGATCGGCGGACCGTCGTACGTTTTTGCGACGTCGGTCGACCTACCCTGCAGTATCCGCACCCGACCCGTCTCGACCGCGAGACCCATCCGCTCCTCAAACTCAGCGCGCGTCACCGGCTCACAGTGGCGGCACCACGTCTTAACGTCGACCTGCTCCCAGGGGTCGACTGCATAAATGGCAGTTTCATCACGCGCACCTCGCACCAGGCGCGTGGTCGAACCGCCGCGGTACGACCCGATCTCGACGATCGCCTGGTCCTCCGGCACCCACATCGCGTGTGCCTCGAGCTCCTCGCCGACGTCATCGGTGATTAGATCAACAGTCATCGCGTTCTCCGTCGCATACCATGTACGTTAAACATACCCTGTCCAACCACAGAGTCGATCGCATTCCGTACACCGAACAAGGCACAAGTTGATCATAACACGGCTAATCGCTGTCGCCTTGCGATAAGTTCACGCGTGTGTTGCCAGTGGTGGACTGCATACGCGTTACCGTAATTCGTCGGTACGTTTCCACGCTTAACGTGGGTGTAGCTGTACGGATACCATAAAGTATGTGATGCAGCGTAGCAGCCAAACTTGCGCCAGATGGGCGTAAGATACTGTGGTCCGGTAAGTCGATTCGGCCGAAGTCGCCTTCCTCGTCGACTCTCGATCGAGTCACGCAGACCAGCGATGAGCGCCCGCGTGACAGGATGCCCCGGCACCACGGCGAGATACGTGTTCCCCACCCAGCGCGTGTCCTCCATCGCGGCCCACGCGTCGTGTCCGTAGAGCGCGTCGTCGACCGGTCGCAGGCACTCGGTGTCGCAGTCGACGTACAACCCGCCGTACGCGTGCAGGATGGCGTAGCGCGCGATGTCCGATCGAAACTGCCCTACGGCGTCCGCGGGCACGATCTCCTCGGCACGATCAAACAAATCCTTGTGCGGGATCTGGTAGAAGTCATCTGGCTCGCACCACACGTAGTACTTCCAGGCGGGATGATGCACGCGCCACGTCTGCATGTAGTCGAGCAAGTGCGGCGGGATCGGCGAGCCGATCCAGATCTGATGAATGATCTTAGGAATCATTCGGCAGCCACTCGCTGACCGCCGAGTGCCGGTCCACGAACGTGGTCTGCCACGTGTACCCCCATCCCTCGAGTACCCACCGGATCGCGTCCTCGCGTCGATCGTCCACGTCGACGTACACCGTCGGACGGTGCGTACGAATCGTCCGTTCACCGCCCTGGAGCACCTGCGTCTCCATACCGTTGACGTCGATCTTGATGATCGTCGGCGCGAGCTCGTAGTCGTCGAGCTTATGAATTGCGTACTGGATACCAGTTGGCACACCTTGCGGCGCGAGGTGAACGGGATCGAGGACGTCGTTGTCGAGACGACGTGCCCAGCCAGGCTCGGCGCCGAGCGCTGCCGCCTCGATCTGTACGCCGCCGTCGAGCCAGTTCAACACGACGTTCCGCTGAAGCGCTTCATGATAGATCGGCTCGAACGCGACGACCTGCGTCCGACAGACGGCGGCGAGCCACATCGTGTGCACGCCAACGTGCGCGCCGACGTCGACCGCGAGTCCACCACGCAGGTTGCGCGTGTAGAGATGCTCGAGAAGCTGCTTCTCGTGCAGCTCTCCTCTTCGCACCACGCGTGAAAGCTCGCGGTCGTCGTACATCTGAAACGACCAGCCGTGTGCCGTGAACTTCCGCGTTGCCAACGTCTGCGTCATAGTTCTACCTTAAAGCCCCTTCGCGATAAGCCACTCGCGAGTCGCTGTCTGTACGTTCTTGTAGAAGTATGGCCGTCGATCGAGCCACGCGTTCAAGACGTCGGCGAACGTATCGTCGACGGTTGGCTCTGGGTCCGGCGCCGGCTCGGACGACGGGGTAAACACGACGATGTCGCCGTACTGGTTGAAGACGAGGTCTGCGAACTCGTCCTCAGGCATGTACCAGCGACCGTTGAGACCCCAGTTCGCACCCCAGGAATTCGGACCGCCCACGAGGCCACGGGCGGAGTCGTACTCGTCGACAGCGACCTCGTGTCCACCTGCGATGGTACCAGTTGGGTGGATGACCCCCTCCTGATCGGGGTAGAACATTCCGTCGTACCAGTAGATGCCGGTAATGAACGGACGCTTCATCAACGCCCAGAGCGCCTGTTCGAAGTTGAACGCCCACTCGTAGCCGACGATCTCGCCGACGGCCTGCAGCTCCTGCGCGATCGACAATCCGTCGCTTCCGGTGTCGTTCGGCGGATACGCACCTGGGTAAGGATCACGTTGAGTCGCGGCAGAGTACAGCTCGACGCCGTGCTCGTGGATGAGCTGGTAGCGATCTGTGTTGGTGATCGTCGGGTAGAACTCGCCGCGGGCGAGACAGCCGATACCAGCGAATCCGGTGCACGCACCGAGGTTACCCTGGTCAAGGATTCCGATGTGCGCCTCGTGTCGGACGGAGACGATCGGGACTTCCACGCGATATGGAAACCGACGCGAGCGAGGATCGTGGTTGATGTTTCGACCAAGGCGCGGGTCGCTGCTCGGAATGTTGACGTATCGGTGTAGTTCAGGTCTCGCAGCCATCACGTGCTACTCCTCGTCTGCCAGCTTTTCGACGATACGCCACCTGCACTCGGAAGGGGTATGCCAGTCTCCTACGGAGTGCACCGACGGCGACGTGGTTGCGTGTCGTCCGTCG